TCTGGGAATGAGTGGGGTAGAGACTTCAGTAACTACATATGGTTTATATTTAACACATGTACTATGATTATATTTGGTACTTCCCTAATGAAAAAGTAAAGGAAAGATATTATGACAACTCTTAATACATTTCAGAGAGTTGCATTAAGAATCGATGATTGGTTTCATTCACTGAACAAACACTTTAACCCTACATATACTCAATGGGCATATGGTAGAGGCTTAGAACAAGCTTCAGGAATGGGTTACTGGTTTATTGCTGCTACTATGGCTATTGGTGGTGGTTATGGGTTCTATAATGAGACTCTCGAAATAAATAACTTCTTATGGGCTTGGATGGCATTAGTGCTAGGCTTCTGTCAAATCTATTACAATGGATTAACCCAAAGAAGAGTGTTTAACCTGATGGCTACTGCAGGTTGGATTACGGTTGCCCTGTCTGCTTTTATAGAGACTGGTGGCTGGAATCTTCTCACGGCAATATCACTTCCCTATTGCTTGTGTAGTTTCTACGTTTACGGCTTTTTACTAGGGGAGACGACTGAATGATAGCTGAAACACAAATCCTAATGAAATACCTACCACCTAGCTTGGGAATTTTATTAGTAATCATTGCAGCAGGGCTTATGGGAATATTCCGTAGCGTTGCTCTAAATAAGAAGAGTTTTGACGATACAATTGACTCACTACAAAGACAACTTGAGGTTGTTAAAAGTGAGAACGAAATGTTACGCAAAAAGCTTCAAGACTTAACTGATGAGGCTTCTGGGAAATAACTCCAGAGGTCTCCTCTTTTCAGACTCTTTTTTATGTTTAAAATGAATAACTTGATTGGTTAATAATTGTTCGTTTTTAGCATGGAAAAGTATCTTTTTCAACTGAATTAATATCCACAACAAAAATATTTTCGAAAGGAAAAAACAATGGCAAATCCAAACCCAACAAAACGACAGAATGGTGGTCGAAGAGAAGGTGCTGGAAGACCAAAGGGTTCTAAAAACATTAACTCTATGGCTTCCGTAAAGAAGCTTGAGGAACTCGGCTTTGACCCTATCGAGAAGATGGTTGACCTTTATGTAGAGATTGAAACAAAACTCAACAATGGTTCTGTTAGAGAAGGCTCTGGTGCTTATGCTCAGTTAGTAGCAACTAGAGGACAACTCATTAACAATCTTATGCAGTATGGTTATAAGAAAGTTCCTGAGAAGATTGAACAAGAAATCACTGAGAAGAAACCTATTGCTGTTAAACTAACAATCAACAATGAGGACTCTCAAGATGCCTAAGAAGAAAAATAACCTATACGATAACATACGTGCTAAACGTGCTAGGATTAAAGCAGGTTCTAAAGAGCGTATGAAGCGTAAAGGCGAGAAAGGTCGTCCTACTGCTAAGACATTTAAACGTGCTGCTAAGACAGCTAAGAAGAGGAAATAACATGGCATACAAAAAGATGGCTCTTAAGAGAGCAATTAAGGCTGATAAAAAGTCTTCTAGAAAGTCTCCTTCAAGCACTCCTAGAAAGTCTACTAGAAGGAAGAAGTCTTATGGCAAGTAAGAAGGATTCCAAACTAGAACGTGCTGGTGTTAGTGGTTATAACAAACCAAAGAGAACACCTAACCATCCTACCAAGTCTCATGTTGTTGTTGCTAAAGTAGGTGACAAGACTAAGACTATTAGATTTGGCGCACAAGGCGTTAAGGGTAGTCCTAAAACAAAGAATGAAAGTGAAGCAAACAGAAAACGTAGAGCTTCATTTAAAGCAAGACATGCCGCTAATATTAAGAAGGGTAAAATGTCTGCTGCTTACTGGGCTAACAAAGTCAAGTGGTAGAGTTCCTATATTTCTACGTAGGTCTCATACTGTTTTTCCTCGGTGCTGCACAAGTTGTCCAGTATATGCACTAATTAAAGAGAGTTTTAAAAATGACAGAAATAGTTTTACATAAGGGTCAGAGCGAGATTATTAATGACCTATTCGTAGAGCAAAACAATAGATATGCAGTAGTGTGTGCTTCAAGGGGTTTCGGTAAATCCTTCCTAGCCGCTACTGCTGCTATGTTAGCTGTACAAGAATTAATGGAGATGCCAGACAGCGTACCAAACAAGAACGTTGCTCTTATTGCTCCAACATACAGTCAGGCTGTGGATATTTATTTTCCTCTGCTTGCATACAATTTAGGCTTAGAAGACTTTGCAGATAAGTCCTCTAAAGCAGCTGGTACTTTCTGGTTTCCTAACAATACTACCCTACGACTATGGTCTTACGAGGCTTCAGAGCGTATGAGGGGTACAGGTCAATACTTTGTTATTGCCGATGAGGTTACATCATGGAAAGGTGCTGGTATGAACCTTAAGGAATCTTGGGAATCAATCATTCAACCATGTGTTACTACACGTTGGTCAGGTGACATGCAGAAGCGTTTTAATGCTCCTTCAGCAGGTCGTGCATTGGTTATCTCAACCCCCAAAGGTTATGACTACTTTTATGAAATGTTTAATCGCCAAGATAGTGATGAGCAGTGGAATAGCTACCACTACACTTACAAGGACTCTCCTTATCTTGATGATGATGAGATTGATAGAGTGAAGTTAACACTAGACCCTCTGAAGTTTGCTAGAGAATATGAAGCATCCTTTGAGGATTCAGGTACTAACGTCTTCTATACATTCAACAGAAAAGAACACATTGATAAGTCTCTTGCTAACTTTGAAAGAGGTGAAGATGTACACGTGGCTATCGACTTTAACGTTGGTATTATGGCTAGTGTTGTCTTTGCTATTAGAGGTAATCAAATACAGATTATAGATGAGATGCAAGGACACCCTGATACAGAATCCCTGGCTCAGTCTCTTAAGAATAAATACAAAGACCATCGAATCATATCATATCCTGACCCTGCAGGTAAAGCAAGAAAGACCTCTGCAGCTGTTGGTACTACTGACTTTAGCATACTACAAACACATGGCATACAGACAAGAGCACACAACAAAGCTCCTCCTATTATTGACTCTGTAGCTGCTATGAATAAGAAGTTTAAGAATGCTAACGGTGACATCGATATGTTGATTCATCCTAAATGTGTTAACACAATTAAATCACTAGAAAGAACTCAGTGGGTTGAAAGTAACCCTGATACTGCTACCATCTGTAAGAAAGAGGGTGTAGAACACTGGACTGATGCTCTCAGATATGCTGTAGAGTATTTATACCCAGTACGTTCAGGTGCTAAAGCAACTACACGAGGGTTTGGCTTTTAAAGGAGAATTAAATGCTACTAGTAATATTTTTCGTAACTTCTACAGGACTTGCTCCTATACAAGATGGTTGGTATCCTATCCCATCTGATGATAGAGAACATTGTTTGGTTCTTAAAGAGCGTGTAGAGAGTTATTTAGAGACCATTGAACAGGAAGCCCTCGTTCAGTGTATGTAAACAATTATCCCCTAAACATAAGGAAAAAAGATAATGGCAAATTATGCAACAAAATTTTATGCCCCTAGTTATACTGGTGGTTACACTTCCTCAGTAGTTGAGGGGAACATATCTTCACCGTCTAACCAACCACATGGTGTTATACAAGTGTATATTCAGAGTGGTACAGTAGACTTACAAATGAGACTCACAGATGATGCTCCTTTTGTAACAATTAAACAATACACAGAATCCACAATAGAGGAAGTTGTACTCGCTCCACAGATGAGAGTAATAGCCTCTGCTGATGCAGAAGTGTGGTTAGCGGAGACTCACTAATGACAAACTTAACAACAAACATGATACCTGCTTCTGGTATTACTGCTGTAGAAAGACAACAGATACTCAAGTCCAATGGTGGCTATGAGTTTACTGGTGGACTTACTGACAGGATAACATCAGGACAGGCAGTCACAGACATTGCTAGTAATGTACAATACACAAGCACTATGGTTACTAACCAGACATGGTATAGAATGGGTTTTGATAGCACTAAGCAAATAGCTAATGATGCTCCTTATTGGAGTGACTCATCTAATGATGATGAAGCACCTCACAGCGGTACTACAGGTTATCAAGGCGTAGGTCTTTTCAGTGGTGCTTATATGCCACAAGACGTTACTAACCTATTTAACTTCACAGAGAACTCAGCAGCATACAACCAAGCTACTTCTATTAATGGTTTAGATGTAACAGCCGCTACAGGTTCTTTTGACTTCACTGAATGTCAAGTAGGCGACTTTGCTAACGTTAGATTTGACTTTAACGTACTACCTCAGTTTGCTAACACTACTATTGAGGTTGCTATGATATGGTCAACTAGAGATGCTAATGACAATATAACATTCACATTTCCTCTTGTTGGAAACCCTATCTTCTTTGGTACAGGTACAGTTGGTAGAGTCTATTTAAACAGACCTATCTTATCTGCTTACTTTGCTTCTCAAGAAGACATTAATGCTAGAGCACTATTGGCTATTAGAGCGGATAACCCTGTGGCTATACAACCAATAACAACTCTATGTACAATATTGAGGTAACGTCATGGCAATTAAAATCGTAAGAAACAATGCTGGTAACTGTATTAACTTCCTTGGCACATCTAACCCTGTGTATTGGAATGCTTGTTTATCAGCAGAAGCTAACGCTGTAAATGCTAACAACATTAACATCAGAAACGACATTCGTTCAGCAGAACAATCAGAAGTCGTCTATGAATTCTTTGATGTTCCTTTTACAGAGTTCAGAGACAAAGACAACAATACCTTTGCAAACGTTACAGAAGCTATTAACTATATCACAGAACAAGCTAACGTGGTATCTAACACAGGTAAGTTTATCCTATCTGCTACTGATACAATAGACTTTGAAGATGATGACAAGTTAAACACTATTCTATTAGACAATGGTGACTACTACCCAGTGAACACACTAAGGGCTGAAGAGAATGATGATGGACACATAAACATCGTAACAGTACGTGGTGACGTTATCATATATAAAGACCTTAGAGTTGCTAATGCTTCTATCTATGGACAAGCTGTTAATAGCACACTAGCTACAGCCGTTAATGAGTTAAACTCTTTGTTTACTCAGACTGCTACAGTAGGTAACGTTCCTGTAATCACATCAAGCTTAACACCTAGCATAATTGAAGGTGCTACTCTAAACTACACAGTAACCGCTACTGACGCTGTTGCTTGGGAGTGGAGTGGTCTTCCTAGTGGTGTTGCTACTGTAGATGGTAACATAAGAAACATCATTGGTGGTTCTAACCTAACTGCAGGTACATACAACATAACAGTCAAAGCAATTAACTACTATGGTTATGATGAAGAGACTATTGTACTAACAGTAAGTGAACCTCCTTTTGCTGATACTAAGAGTACTGCCTTCCCTGACGGTGGTGACTATATTAGACATGAACAGACAGCTGTTAACGATGGTAATGGTAACTTCTCATTTCCTAACTTTACAGGTATCATAAAAGAACACAACGGTAATGCTTCTAATTAGTCTATATCTTTCTGGCATAAACCATCAAATGCTACTTCGGTTCATCAGACAGTATGGTCTTTTGCTTCTCACTTAGGTACGTTTGATAACTTCCT